AAACGTGTTGTTTCAATTGTTGATCGTCAAGAGAACGATGAAGCAAACACTAACTTTAAAATGGCAGGTCTTGAGTTTTATAGTCTATATCCTTTAGATGAGATTATAGAATGAACTGTTGGCATTGCAATACCGAACTGATATGGGGGTCAGATTTTGATGCTGAAGACTATGGATGTGAAGATGAGTATTCTATAGTTACTAATCTTACATGTCCAAAGTGCGAATCATTCGTACAAGTTTATTATCCAAACCAAAGAGGAGAAAATGACCAAGAAGAAATTGAGAGCACAAGTTAAATCCAGATTTTATTATATCTTCTGGGGAACTGCTACAATATCTGTTGTACTAGGCCAAATTTATGTTGGAACTGGTTACAGAGTAATGGCAAAAGCAATTGCAAATCTTGCTGAAACTGTTATAATAGAATCAGAAAGATTAGACCTAAGAGGTATTGATGGATTTCTTTATTAATGTAATTCCACATGGAGATTATGCAGGATTACCACCAACAGGTGTATTCATTTTTTGGATTGTAGCATCTTTAGTTTCTTTGATAGCATATGGATCATATAATACTTTTGGCCCCGGCAGCAAAGATCTTAAAGATCAAATAAAGGAACACGCTAAGATGCATGAAATGGGTATAGCACACGGTCACGAAGGTCGTGATTCTAGACCTGTATTAACTCAAAGAGCACAAGAACAAGATTATCCACAACATCGACATGGTAATAAAAAAGATTGATGAAGATAAGGCAGCATGGGCTGCCGATCAATTTATAGATTATTTTCAAAACTTTACTAATCTTGAAGAGTATCTTCGTCATGTCAAAAAATCAGTAGTAGTTAAATCTAGTATATTAGATGATCCTAAAGATGATTTTTTTAATGAGGATATTCATCCAAACGATATGGAGTTTGATATTCGTCTTGTTGGTGATAGATTCCAAAATGGAATACCACAAGATTATTATCGAAATCTTTTAAAAGCAGTGTCCTCTCATAACAATGAAGATAATATTCCCGGTAGAGAATTGAGGATGATGATATATGAAAAAAATACAAATAAGATTCTTGGATTTATTAGATTACAATCTCCACTTATTAATTCTAAACCAAGGAATGAATGGATAGGAAAACCACCAGATCTGACAATTTTTAATCGTCATGCTGTAATGGGATTTGCAATAGTTCCTTCACAGCCATTTGGATATAATTATCTTGGAGGTAAACTTTTAGCATTGATATGTGTATCACATTTTGTTAGAGAAAAACTTAATAATATTTTTGAGAAAGACATTGCATTATTTGAAACAACTTCTCTCTATGGATCGAGTAGTTCTGCATCACAGTATGATGGATTAAAACCTTTTATGAGATTTAAAGGTTTGACAGATAGTAAATTTATTCCTGTATTGTATAAGGAGGCATTTCATAATTTACATGATAAATTTACAGAGTGGAATAATAATGAACCACTCACTGAAAATCGTGCATCATCTAAAAAATTGAAAAGACAAAGAAGAATGATATCTATTATTAAGAATAGTTTGCAAGATAAAGAAAAGTTAGATCATTTTAATCAAATTATTGATATGGCATTTAATCTTACTGAGAAGAAAAGATTTTATATATCTGATTATGGTTATGGTAATGTTCGTGAAGTTATATCTGGTCAACAAGATAAGTTAGTTCGTGGTCAGAACTGGGATAAGTTTTATCTTGAAAATATTATTGCATGGTGGAAAAAGAAGGCAGGTAAGAGATATGATAAGTTAAAGAGAGAGGGTAGATATAGAGATAAGGTTGAATTATGGACAGAGGATGATGACATACAAATCATTCGTTAATAAATACTTAAAAACGGATAGAGATGAAGACGTTCAAAGAATTTATAAACGAAAGTAGTCTTTCTAGAATTAAAAGTAAGTCTGATAAAAAAGGCATTGCTGTGATGTCTGCATCAAGGGCTGATAAGTCTGCTAAAGAAAATAAAGAAAGAGCAAAACAGTTAGATAAAGATATTCGTGGTAAATTTAAGAGAGGTGCTACCAAAGTAACTGGTTCATATTCAGAGAAAGACGAAAAGACTGGTAAGGAAACAAAGGTGAAGGAAAGAAGTCACGTAATAGATCGTGGTAAGATGGGTAAGAGAAAGTTCAAGAAGGAAGTAAAGAAGTTAGGTAAGAAATATGGACAAGATTCTGTCTTGACACAAGGCAAAAAAACTGGTACACTATCAGCAACTAGAAAGGGTGGCCTTGGTAAAAAGAAAGGAATCGGTGTTGGTCGATTCAAACCACAAGGAACAAACCCAGAAGGTCAATCCCAAATTAAAGGGAAAACATTTACCTACGGTAAAGATTAATGACAAACAAACTTTATGATGACTCCAATTGGAGAAGTGAATACAAGAGTTACACCAGTGATAAAAGGGAACTCGAATTGCTTGAGAATGGGCCTC